TGAATGTGAAGTAGTATATAGAATAGGTTGGTTTAAAAATGATGAAGGATTTTGGAAAGATACAGATAAACATCCTAATCAAGTAAACCTTTATCCAATGCAACAAACTGCTACTGATATTTTAGGGTTAAACTTTAAAGAATTAAATTATGGAATTGACTTTTTTAAAGGTAAAAGACCAATTAAAGATAAATATATAGTAATAGGTCCTCAATCAACGGCAGGTTGTAAAGAATGGCCTTATGCTAATTGGGTTACTTTAACTAAAATATTAACTCAAAAAGGGTATAAAGTAGTAAATTTAACTAAAGATAAATTAGAAATTCATGGAGCTATAAACTCATGGAACCAATCTTTTGATATTATTGCTAATTATCTTCTTCACGCCGATCTATTCATAGGTTTAAGCTCTGGACTTTCTTGGTTTAATTGGGCGTTAGATAAAAAAACATTAATGATTAATGGATTTACTTCATCCGAACATGAATTCCAAAGTAAAGTAGTTAGAGTTCGTAATGAAGATAAATGTAATTCATGTTGGGTTAATCCTAACTTTAAATTTGATGCTGGGGACTGGGACTGGTGTCCTATATGGAAAAATACTGATAAACAACATATTTGTATGAAATCTGTTACCCCTATTCAAGTTTTAAATAAAGTAAAACAAATTTTAACTAATAAAAAATAACTTAATATTTATCAATATGGAAAAAGTGTTATTACAAAAAGAAGAAATTGACAGCTTATTAACTATTCAAAATGAACAAGCTTCTCTTTTAAATGAATTTGGGCAGTTAGAAATCCAACTTCAAACTTTAACCTTACAAAAAGAAACCTTAATTAAAACTTTAAAGGATTTACAAATTAAAAGTCAAAAATTAGGAAAAGAACTTCAACAAAAATATGGTGAAGGGACAATTAACATAGAATCGGGAGAGTTTATAAAATCTTAATTTTTAATTTTCTCTTGAATATTTATAACAAAATAATAACCTTATTACAATGGCAGAAACATTAATATCACCCGGTGTATTAGCAAGAGAGAACGACCAGTCATTTATCACTCAACAGCCAGTTCAAGTAGGAGCTGCTATCGTTGGTCCTACAGTTAAAGGACCAGTAGAACAACCTACAGTTGTTACATCTTATAGTGATTATCAAAATAGATTTGGAACAACTTTTGATAGTGGTAGTGAAGTAGTTAGTTACTTTACTTCAATCGCAGCTTTTAATTATTTTAATAATGGTGGAAACACTTTATTAGTATCTAGAGTAGTATCTGGTTCTACTTCTACATGGGCATATGCTGAAGCTCAAGTAGGAGATAGTGCAAGTATATCTATTGCTTCATATACTTCTTCTTTCACATTAGAAGCTATTGATAAAGGAGTTATCTGGAATAATTCAGGTTCAATAACTTCTGGATCTTTAGATTCTGGTTCCCTTGATAATGTTAGATGGCAAATTGCTTCTCGCAACGAGGCTGCAGGTACTTTTACTTTAGTAATTAGAAGAGGTGATGATACTACCACTAATCCTGTTGTATTAGAAAGTTGGAATAATGTATCATTAGATCCAAACCAAGATAATTTTATTTCTAGAGTAATAGGTGATACTAAGTATAATTACAACTCAACAGAAAATTACTTAGAAATTTCAGGTTCATATCCTAATGCTTCTAGATATGTAAGGGTAAAATCTATTAATCAACCAACCCCAAATTATTTAGACAATGCGGGAAATGCTAAACCAGCTTTTACAGGTTCAATCCCAGCAGTAGGTTCAGGATCATTTGGTGGTGCTTTTGAAAATGGTAGTGGTAATAACATTACTACCCAAGCAGGTGGTGGTAACTACTATGATAAAGCAGGTACTGGAGTTGCAGGTAATACTCAAGGTTTACTTGGTAGTGATTACACTAATATGTTAAACTTATTATCTAACCAAGATGATTATCAGTTTAATGCTTTATTTACCCCAGGTTTATTTAATGATGCTCATGCTTCTCAAACTACAACAGCAATTAATAATACTCAAACTAGAGGGGATAGTTTATATGTACTAGACCCAGTAATTTATGGTAGTACAATTAGCTCAGCAACAACACAAGCTAGTTCAAGAAATACTTCATATGCTACTATGTACTGGCCTTGGTTACAAGTAATAGACCCAGATTCAGGTAAAAATGTATGGGTACCAGCATCAACAATGATGGCAGGAGTTTACGCATATAACGACAGTGTAAGCGAGCCTTGGTTTGCCCCAGCGGGTATTAATAGAGGTGGTTTAGGTAACGTACTTCGCCCTGAAAGAAAATTATCTCAAGGTAATAGAGATACTTTATATGAAGCCAATGTAAACCCAATAGCTTCATTCCCCGGAGTAGGAACAGTAGTTTATGGTCAAAAGACATTACAACGTCAAGCAAGCGCTTTAGATAGAGTAAATGTTAGAAGATTATTAATCTCACTTAAAGGGTATATTGGTTCAGTAGCTCAAACGTTAGTATTTGAACAAAATACAGCAGCAACTAGAAACAATTTCTTATCAGTTGTAAACCCATATTTAGAAAGTGTACAACAAAGACAAGGTTTATATGCTTTTAAAGTAGTAATGGATGATAGTAATAATACCCCAGATGTAATTGATAGAAATCAATTAGTAGGTGCTATTTATTTACAACCAACAAAAACTGCTGAATTCATTATCCTAGATTTTAATGTTCTTCCAACTGGAGCAACATTCCCAGGATAAAAGTTAAAAGAACCAATATTTATAATAGAATAAAATAAATAACAATGGCAGTATTAGATCCAAACGAAATATTCTTCACAGCATTTGAACCAAAACAAGCTAATAGGTTCATTATGTATATTGATGGATTCCCAGCTTATACAATAAAAGGTGTAGGTGCAGTAACTTTATCACAAGGTAAAGTAGAATTAAACCATATTAACGTACAACGTTTTGTTAAAGGTAAAACTACTTGGGGAGAAATTCAGTTTACACTATTTGACCCAATTACACCTTCAGGTGCTCAAGCAGTAATGGAATGGGTAAGACTACACCACGAATCAGTAACTGGTAGAGATGGTTACTCTGATTTCTACAAGAAAGATTTAACATTTAATGTTATTGGTCCTGTAGGTGATGTAGTATCGGAATGGATAATTAAAGGTGCTATGATTACTGAAGCTAATTTTGGTGAGTATGGTTGGGATACAGCTGATACAGCAATTAATTTAACGATGACAGTTCAACCAGATTATTGTATCTTAAATTTCTAAAAAATAAAACAAATACTTTTAAAGAGAGCTTGGATTCGTTCAAGCTCTTTTTTATATTCATATGTATACACGATAAACGTTATAAATAAAAAAATATGAGTTTTAACTTACCAACAGAAACAATCGAATTACCTTCAAAAGGTTTAGTTTACCCTGAAGGTCATCCTTTATCTAAAGGAACTATTGAAATTAAATACATGACCGCTAGGGAAGAAGATATTCTTACTAATGCTAATTATATTAATGATGGTAGTGTTATAGATAAACTTTTAGAATCATTAGTAGCAACTAAATTTAACTTTGATGATATTTTAATAGGTGATAAAAATGCTATTATGATAGCAGCTCGTATTTTAGGATATGGAGCAGAGTATCAATTCCAATACAATGGACAAGAAGAAACCTTTGATTTATCTACTTTAGAAAATAAACCTTTAGATGAATCTTTATATACTAGAGGAAAAAATGAATTTGATTTTGAACTCCCATCATCAGGTAATACTATTACTTTTAAACTTATATCTCAGGGGGATGAATCAAAAATAACTCAAGAAATTAAAAGTTTAAAAAAAATTAGCCCTAACACTTCTCCAGAGTTAACTACTAGATTAAAATATATTATAGTTGCTGTTAATGGAGATAGAGAAACTAAAACTATTAGGGAATTTATTGATCAAGCATTTTTAGCTCGAGATGCTCGAGCCTTTAGAAAACATCTAAATCAAATTCAACCAGATGTAGATCTGACTTTTTTTCCCTCAAATGGATCAAAATCCACAACTCTCCCAATTGGGGTTAACTTTTTTTGGCCTGACATCTAATTCAGCTAAACAATATAGGGTAAATTTTTTAACTCAAATCCATGAAATTTGTTTTTATGGTCAAGGAGGGTATCGTTGGCAAGAAGTTTACGATATGCCTCTTTGGTTAAGGAAGTTTACATATCAAAAAATTAAAGACCATTACGATAAACAAAATGATGAGATAAAAAAATCTAAATCTTCATCACCAAATGTAAAAGAATTAATCTCAAGTGATGGAACAATTAAATCCCCAGAATTCTTTAAAAAAACTAGTTATAAGTAATATGTATTACATATAACACAGAAGTATGGCTAAACAAAATTTAGATAAAAAAGTTGCAGAATCTAAGGAAGCAGCAGAAGGTATTTTAGATGCAATGCAAAATATTGCTGATGCCCTTGGTGATGCTATTAGCAATGCTGCTGATGGTTTAAACGATATGGCTAGTGGTGCCGACATCATAGGTAAAACTATGAAACGCGGTATAGTTGCTGAACTAAAACAATCAGTAAAAAACCAAGAAGAAATTATTAAACTTCAAGCTGCTGCGGCTAAAGGAGAAGCTAAAGCTAGTGATGTAGCTAAAACTAGAAAAAAACTTCAAGACAATAGAGCTTTAACTGAAGCTAAACTTAATAATCTTTCAAAATATAAAAATACTTTAGGTGATGAAGAGTATCAAAAGCAACAAAGATTAATACAAGATCATTTAGACTACCTTGGCCAACAAGAAGAAGAACTAGAAAATATTAATACTATTAATGATGGTTTTATTATTCAAGGTGGCCTTACAAAAGCTATAGGTAAAAATATTAAAGAATATGTTACTGGATTGGATAAATCTGGAATAGCAGCTGCTTTAATGAATGATGAAATATCTGGTTTTGAAAAAGCCTCAGTAGCGGGTGAAGCTGCTATAATGGCTTTAGCAAAAGGAGCATTACAAGCAAGCTCTAATGCTGCTAATTTAGCAAAAGAAACAGGTATTTCTTCTAAAAGTTCTTATGCGTTACAAAGAGATTTTGCTAATGTAGCTATTAATACTGAAAAAGCTTTTATTAATTCTGTAGGATTAAATGAAAGTTTTACAAGTTTAGTAAAACAAACTGGATTACTTTCAACATTTTCAGGTGATACTTTAACTACCCTAACTACTTTAACTAAACAATTAGGTTTAGGAGTAAAAGAAGCATCTCAATTATCATTACTAGCTAGAACCCAAGGAGAAGATACAGAAGGAGTTTTAGAAAATACAGTAGAAACTGTTAATGCTATTAATAGACAAAGAAATAGTGCTATTAGTGCTAAAGCAGTTTTAAATGATATAGCTACTGCTTCTGCTTCAATTGTAGTGTCATTAGGAATGTCTCCTCAATTATTAGCAGAAGCCGCCACTGAAGCTAGAGCATTAGGTTTAAACTTAGAAGATGTAGATAAGATTGCAGGTTCATTATTAGATTTTGAATCTTCAATTGAAAATGAACTAAAATTCCAGATGTTAACTGGAAAAGAAATAAATCTTGATAAAGCTCGACAATTAGCATTAGACAACGATTTAGCAGGGCTTTCAGAAGAAATTGCTAATAATTCAGGAATAACTGAAGCATTCGCTACGGGTAATAGAATCCAACAAGAAGCCGCTGCATCTGCTTTAGGCATGTCTCGTAATGAATTAGGTCAAATGGTAATGCAGCAACAATACCTCAATTTATCACAAGATGATTTTATTGCAAAATATGGTGAACAATCATACCAACAAATGCAATCACAATCTGCAGCCGAAAAGTTCCAATCAGCTATGGAAAAAATTCAAAGTATTATTGGTGATATGGCTATATCTTTTGCGCCTATTTTAGATACGCTTGCTAGCTTAGCAGACAATGCATTTTTAGCTTATACTGCTATGGCTCTTATAGCAGGTTTATCTTTGGCAAAAACTATTATGAGTATGGCGACAATGGCCGCTACACTATCTACATCAGCCGTTTCTGGTATTACCCTTTCATCCGCACTTACTATTGGTTTAGGTACTGCTGCTGTTTTAGCAGCTGTTATAGGTATTGTTGCTGCAATGAACTCGCAAAAAAAGCAAGCCCAGTCAGTAAAAGATGGTATAGCAGATTCTTCACGTGGTCCTTTTACCATTACAGATGCTTATGGGGCTATGGCAACTACAGCAGATGGTGATTCATTACAAGCTTCTCCTAATATTGGAAAAGGGGGAGATGGTAGAATATTAGCTGTATTAGAAAGAATAGCAAATAAAGATTCTAATGTTTATATG